GTTTAATTAGGAGTGATGCACCTTGCCGAAAGCTTTCAATAGCTTTTACACTGTTGTCTCGCTCCCCTACTTGTAGGAAGCAATTACTTCGGCCGGTGACATGGTTAACAAATTTTGCCATGTCTACTACTGAAGGGTTTGTACCGTAAGGTATGAGCATCAAAAGTTTGCATTTCTCAAAACGTTTACGATTCACTTTAAGTAGTTGTCGGAACAGAGGAGGCAGATCATTACCGCTTTTGTAACCTCTAGATGCAAGCGTACGCCATTCCATAGAAAATAATTCAGGACTGTTGCGACTGGCCCATAAGGCAGAGCTATAAGCTCCGGTTATTTCAACACCATTACAAAACGTACGTTTGGCAAACTCAAATCCAACTTTTGAAAAATTGTTGGTATAAGGAATGCCGAGTGTCTCTAAAAGTTTACAATAATTTGTATAGGCACGACGATCAAAAATTACAATGTCGTCTCCGAGAAGTAAATATTTTCCTCGTGAGTGTTCGTACCCACCAAAAGCTCGCCATACAAGTACATGATGTACATAAGCCATAAATGGCCAAGAGGACAGCGCTCCCATAGGTTGTCCAGTATTGTACCGAACTTCGTGTAAGAAAGGCTTAGATGTATCCCAACAACTTTTAACGGATGCATTGACAACGAACGGTCTATCAAATAATTGCACCCAGGAATCACCAAGATCTTCCTTCCATATATTACCTACGTGGGCATATAGCCGCTTATCAATAGCATCGCTCGCATTTGAAAGATCTGCATATCCGTAAAAGTCATGACCATTTGCATGTAATTCTTTTGCAACAGTAACAACTTTCGAATGATCGAATGTACAGTCTTCAGAAATTCTTCGAAGTATTGACATTAAATCGCGATGTAGCGGCGCAAGCAAAGACTGGGTTAAGGTATCGAGTATTCCGAAAATCCGTAGTTTAAGTTTTCCACCTACAGAGGTTAGAGAAATCTTTCCCGTATTGAGTTGGCGATTTGAATCTACCAAAGACAAGTAAGGATCAATTTTATCATCTAACCAGTCAGAACTCTCACCTTCATAATATGACTCCGCATAATCTAGGAGTTTATCATAAAGAGAGTGCTTGACTATTGCGGCCCTATCCCATGGAAAAGTCAAAAGAGATACACCGTTAGGCCCTGATTTTAAGGAAACTTCTAAAGAAGGGGTCTCATGTGTTGTAACCACACTATCTTCATTGGTAGTGTTATTTGAACCAATTTCCGGGGATCGAATGAATTTCTTGTGAAACAGTATATCTTTTTCCACGCTTTTGACGATGGATTTTACATCATCATCATTGGCAGTCGGAGCTGCTGTGATCGATTCTAGACTAGTATAAGTTTTGATGATAAGTAGATAGCGGATGGAACAAAGAGTCATCACGTATCTTTGAATGTCTGGGTCCTTGTTGACCAGACAGCTGCTCTTAAGCCCGCTGCCTAACCATTTAGGCCATAATTCCTTATCTAGACCTATACTAACCTTCTCATATTTTGGTATACCAGGTAGTTTTAATAAAATGTGTTCTATTGTAGAATACGTTGCTTTAAGATATCTTACAACATACTCAGGTCCTTTTGAAGAGTATAAGTGTAATATATAGTCCATATGGGCTGCTACATATTGTTCTGGTATTGACGGAAATAAAGCTGACAGAGTGAAATCCAACATCCTTCTAAGTGCTTGAAATTGTTTTAAGTCTCGAATGTGATGCCGACTGTTCGTCGGGAGACCTTTATTTATAGTAGATTTTTTGCTATGAATAACGTGTTTCTTCGTATTATTCTGTTTAGAATTTGTTCCTGATCCTTTAATTAACATAAAAAGGGCTAGTGATGTGAGACTGGGGTCTTTTGTGAGATATTTGCACTGGTTACTCAAGCCGGTGGTTCCCCTCAAGGAGG